TTAAAAGGTTTGTATCAATACCAGCAACAGAGGTAATATTTTCTGTTTTACCTATTGGTGCTCCACTGCCCATAGGTTGTTGGTTTTTTAATGCCCAAGGTTGTACTTGTTCTTTTACCGCCTCTTGTATTGGTTTGGAGGTAAAACCATCTTCTGACATATAAACAACAGTGCCATCTTTATTTACCTGTATTTTTTCTTTATCAAGCTTGCTCATTGCATAGGCTGGGTCATGTACAAACTCAGACAAAGCATTAACAGCAGGGGTTACAAGCTTTAACTCTTTTAATTCGTTTTGCAAGCTTTGAATTTCTGCGTCTTTTTTCTCGATATGCTCCTTAAACTGTTGCTCCCTTTTGTTTAGTGCTTCAGAATATTGACCTTTTTCTTCAAGCCTTTCTTGTTCAATTTGCTGTTTAAATTTAATTAAAGCCTCAACACTTTCGCCTTCTGGTAAAGTTGCAACATTTTTTGCATTACTTGCAATTTTTTGTTTTTCCTCAACAACTTCCCTGTTTTTTTTCTTTAATAATTCAATTTCTTGCTGCAGTTGTTTTATTACAGCATCATTGTTACCTGTTTCTGGTGCTGTTGTTTCTTCAGACATAAAGGTTTAATAAGGTACTTCTAATATACCTTGTTTTGCAATTATTAGCATTTCCAACGTTTTAAAGCTTTATTTATACGGCTGTTAGGGTCATTTGCAGTTTTTTTGCTTGTCCTTTTCTTTTTCATACCCTCCATACGTTTGCAAAAACTTTTACGCCTTGCAGCCCTTTTACCAGTAGGCTTGTCCTCCGTAACTGGTGCTTGTAAATTGCTGCCTGTAGCTCGGTTATATTTTGCACGCCCTTTTGCAGTAAGGCCACCTTTTTTTGACTTTTCGCCTCTTTTAACAGATAAACTTGGTGGTTTCTTTTTAGCCATTATTTGCCCCTCTTTTTCATTGCTATTGTATGAGCTTGCGTAAACGTTTTACCAGCCTTCATTGCTTTAATCATTTCATCAATATGTGACTTTGTATGGCCATGTGCTTTTTTATGGCGTTTTAAAGCGTCTTTTTGTCTTGTTGTTAATTCTTTTCTTTTCATTTCTTTTTGGTGGTTTTTTTACGTCTATGTTGATATTTTATTTTAGCTTTGCCAGTTTTTTCTCTTTTAAACCTAGCTTTTTCTGCTGCTGTCATTTCGCCTAGTGTCTTAGGCGTCTTACTTGAGACTCGTTTTGTTGGCCTACAAGCTGGATAACCACGTCTTTTTTTCTCAGCTTGCGAACGCCCACAAGGTTTACCAGTTTTTACGTCAACCCACTTTTCCTCAAGCCAAGTGGTTAAACCACCCTTAACCCTTCTAGTGCTACTTTTTTTTCTTTGCACGACTCTTACCTTTGGCTTTTGGTTTGTTGGCAACTACATAAGTACCACCACGTTTTTTATATTCACGAACAAGCCACATATTTGCATAGGCAGACGGATAAACTGGAAACTTGCGTTTAGCTGCAGCTTTTACACGAGCATACAGTTCTGGGTCTGTTGGCTTGTTTATTTTTGCCATTACCTTTTAACAGCTTTTTTTTTACCACCTTTTTTCATGGTTTTCTTTTTTTTTGTACCAGCGTGATAAGGCATAACAAAATTAGCAATTAATAATATAATACCTATTTTTTGCTTTTTCGTCTCCTTTTTTTCTTACCCTCTGCTGTTTGTAATGCAATGGCTACTGCCTGCCTATGGGGTTTGCCCTCTTTTTTAAGTTTTTGTATATTTTTAGAAATAATTTGTTTTGATGTACCTTTTTTAAGTGGCATTTTGTTGTGCTAACTCCTCCAATGTTAGCGTTGTACCATCAGAACGTACAAAAGTCCTAAAAACATCAGTAGGATTTTTTGTTTTTAGCTCCTCCCTGTATATTTTGCTTTTTTCAATACCAAATACTTTGTTTTGTGTAGCAACATCTTGTTTACTTAACCAAACCGCATAGTTTTCATTTGCTGGCACTAACTTACCCCTATCAGATAAACCTGTCTTGCTTGGCCTTTGCAAACCTTCGGTAAGGTCATCTTGGTCTAAACCAAACCTGTCCAAAAACTCATCTTTAATTATTGGTACTATGGTTGAACGACAATTAAAATGTTGCGGCGGTTGTGGTCCTTTGCCCATTTCAAACACTTGCCCGTCAAGGCGACCACATATTGCTGAGGTTCTGCTATCCAAAGTTGCCACATACTTATAACGGTCAATCATATCTGCATTTGCTTTAAACACACTATTTATTGCAGTATTGCTTACTTGGTTAATGCTAGTCCTGACAATGGTATCAATTTGGTTGTTCGGTATTACAGTACCAATACCACCTTTGGCTTTTATTTGATTTAACGTACCAGTTTCCTCAAAATTTAATTTACCCCTTAATTGTTTTGATATTTGCTGAGTTGTTTGGTTTGCAAGTAGTCCTGTCCTTACAGTGCTTTGAAATAATTCTGTTTGACTTTCTGCAATACGCCTAAATGCAGTTCTTACGTTTACACCGTTTGGTAAATTAATTACAGCTCCATCACGAGCAGTAATACTAAACTTAGGCACTACACCAGTTTGTACAGTAAATTCCTCTGGCAACGTAAATACATTTATTTGCCTTGGGTCAGTTTCTACAACACTGCGAGCAAATTGTGGACTTATTTCTACAGTACGCACTGCATTTTTTGCAGCATCACTTGGTAACACCTTACGTAACTGCTCTTGTATAAAAACTGATTGCAACTCTGCTAAACCCTGTAACTCTGCAGTTGTTGTTAATGCACTTTGCTCTGCCCAAGTTGCCAGACTTTCTTGTAGCTGC